CAAATGATGAAAAAGGGCTCTTCGCTCCTGTAAGGGGCACAAAACAAACTGTACATATATTTAAATCTTTGTGAACTCATTCATGTGGCCATTGTTTGCCAAGCAGCGTTACTGCTCCCTTTTATTAGACTCCAAAACGAATTGTACATTAGGGTTAATTTGAGGTTCATTACTTAATACCAAACATGCCCAAAAATAACCTTTAAATTCCATTTTAAACAAATCTAAGCACACTTTGATACATTGGGCATGCCAGATATATAAGGAGCTGCAGAGCGTGCCTTGTTTTACGGCAATTTGCCAGGTGAACAGGCCAGTGCATAAACTTGCAAATAAATGTTAAAATACTGTAATGGAGTGCCAGAAATGCATGAATGGAGTGCCAATGGAGTGCCAAAAACAGTGTTTTAGGAAGCATGTTCGAAGGGGTATAATACCATTTTAGGACACATTCCCCCCCTGTATTTAAACATTGAGGGGGGGATAATACCCTTATAATTCAATATGTGAAATCACGGGCAAAAATTTAGACGCCTGAAAAACAGACAAATACAACGACAGATAACAAGAAATGAACTGATAGGTATGTGTGTGTTACACACAAATTGAGTAAAAAAAGAATATTGAAGAAAATTTATTCGAGACGAATTACTCCTACCACGATTGCAAGACCAATGATTTCAATAAGAGGAATTTCAAACGGATCGTATTCTTTATTATCACTTACAGCCAGGAGATGTTCCGGATTTGAACCTTTTCTAAGCCTTTTAATCAATATGCCCTGCTCTGTAGTTCCAATTATATGAACCTTATTCCACTGAATAAATTTGCTCTCTTTTATTATAGTGCAGGCAACAATGTCGCCTGAATTATATTTTGGTTGCATGCTCGATCCGGAGATCTCAATCATAAAATCAATTTTTCTATCCTTAAATTTTGGTACTATATAATAATCCTTGACATCACTTTCTTTAATAACAAATTCTGCATTTCCGAAACCACCCACAGCAGCGATAGAAACCAATGGAATTCTAAGCTCTCCATTTATCCTTTTTGGTTCCCGTATAATAGTTTCTTCTGATTTAAGTAATGGCTCCTTTCCAGTAAGAATAAAATCGCTACTAACATCTACGCATTTTGCGGATAACAGGTCTATATTAAAAGTATTACGGGAGTACCAACTTGAAAGTGTTGTGGGAGCAATTCCAAGAAAGCTCGCAAAATCAACATCTGATTTTAAATTATAATGTGATTTTATTTTATTTAAAATCAAAGCTTTATCAACTTTAATACTCATTATGAGAATTATTTTCAGTTTTTATTTGGAAACTACGCATTATGCGTATATCTTTGTTTTCATGAAACACAACAAAGTTAAAGCAAAAAGTATGGAGAAAACAAAAAAAAGTTTCAAGGCGCCATTTACCGGGTTCTACCTGATAATTGCTGTCAGGGTAAACTGCACGCCTACATACGTGAGCATGGTGCTGAATGATAAGCTTGGTAAATATTCCGAGCGCGACACTGAACTTGTGAAACAGATCCATGCCAATGCTGGGGAGATAACAAAGATTTTCAGACCACAAAAATAATTTTCATTACTCACCTAATACACATTACTATGAAAACGGATTGTCATACTCATCAAATGGGAACTTGTAAAATTGAAAATTCAGCAGAAATGGAGACAAAGCTGTGGCCACAACCATATGAAACTGACGATAAGAACCACGATCGAGAATCTCAGATAGAGGAAGAAGGTCACCGAGCAATGCTACAGTTGCAGAAGATACTTGCAATGCTGCGAATCGAATTAACAGTGCGTCCTGATGATTTACCCACTTCTTTTGTTGTCGTTGAGACGGCGATAGCGACATGTATTTCAGAATGTCTGACAGATGTTCCTGCACAAAAGAGAAGTACTTCTTATATCCTGTCTCTTTTAAGAGATAATAAAGTTGTTGTACCTGTTCGGGACGGAAATCCGACCGTATCTCTTCATAAGGTACACGTGATTTTACAAGATAATTTTCCAGACTCATTTCTATGTATGTTAATGAACATATTTCTTGCCGAATGGCTGAATACTACATCTAAGGTAGTAACATTTTTTTAATTAAAAATTCCCCGGATAGGCAGCAGGTAGGCGGTAACATCGGAACCCGCCGGGGAACTGAGACAGCCTGGAAAGACAGGCCTTAAAATCTTCACCTATGGTAAATATATCAAATTCACCGGTAACAATAACCCTGCAACAGTGGCTTGAAGCAGGATTAACCCTTGATCAGTACAAAAAAGATAAGCAGCGTTATGGATTAGCAACTACACGCGCATGCAAGGGACAGGAGGTTCAGATCCAATGGAACTCGTTACTTGAGAAGCGTAAGGCAATTGTACGCGCCAGGTTCGGGGATCCATCGCCAAAACAACCGAGCATTTTTGCCAATGTTGTGCAAGCAGATCCGGAGGCATACTCATACTATACTAATTATAAGCTGGGCGACGAGAGAAGCCTTCCCCTGGATGCGATTAATGAGTGCTGCGCTAACGCTGCCGTGCTGAACGCAATAGGCAAAGTGGCCAATGAGAGCATAACGACGCGCAGAAACATGGGCAACCCTGTTAAGGCAAACCAGGTTTGGAACAGTATTGCCAGGGCAGTTGCCAGTGTTGACAGGGAAACATGGAGCCATACCCTGCCCGAACACCCCCGGAGGCTGCGTGAAAAATACAGGCAGTATGCGAAAGAGGGTTACCCTTGTTTAATACACAGGAACTTTTGTAACCAGAGTGCCAGAAAGGTGAGTAAGCAGATGGAAGATCTGTTCATAGCTCTATATACCACCAAAAACAGACACTTTGCCAAAACCGTTACCGAGCTATACCTTCAATTCCTTGCAGGCAACTTTGACCTGGCCAATATTGAAACAGGCGAACTGTTTGACAGGGCTGACTTCTTTGATGAAAAGGGCAATCCATTATATATAAGTGAGAGTACAACCTGGAGTTACCTGTCGAAGCCAGGGAGCCAGCAGGTAATTAGAAAATTCCGGAACAGCTCCATCGACTTCAATACAAGAGCCCTTCCATTCAATCACAGGCACAAGCCAAACTTCACACTTAGCAAGATATCATTTGACGACCGGGATCTGCCGCGCAGGACCGCCAATGGTTTTGAGGTAAAATGTTATTATGCTTATGAGCCCCTTAGCCAGTGTATAATTGGCTGGGCGCACAGCAGGGAGAAGAATATTGCCCTGATTTTAGAATGCTTCAGGAGTACCCTGGCATTCCTTCAGAAACAAAGCCTCCCCTGGCCGGGTGAAGCAGAGGTTGAGAGACACTTAATGACTCAGCTAAAGAACCCACTGGAACAGATGTTCGCGCACGTACGCTGGTGTAACCCGCAAAACTCACGTGAGAAGAGAGCTGAGCACGGGATCCGCAGCAAGAAGTACGGAGCCGAAAAGCTTCTCCAGCCAAATATAGGAAGGTGGAGCAACCGGCATGATGCATACAATATTAACCAGGATGAAAATACAATATCAAATTACGACGACCTGGTTGCTGACGATATCTACTCAATAAACTTCCACAATTTACAGCCCCACCCCAACTACCCCGGTAAAACAAGGCTCCAGGTATTAAGGGAATTTGTTAATCCCAAGCTCGGGGATCCTGTAATGAGAATCATCCTGAAGCATATTGGAAACAGGACAGATACCTCGATCAGAAATTTCGATTATGTAAAAGTTCAATACAAGGATTATTCGATAGACTCTGACAAGGTTCTAGCAATGCTGGGCCCAAATAATTATGAAGTACAGGCTTACTGGCTGCCGGACGAGAATAGTGAGATAAAAGATGTTTACCTGTGGCAGGGAGATAAATACCTATGCCAAGCTAAGCAGATAGAGCCTTATAACGAGGCCATGATAGAGAGAACAGAGAGGGACGAGGAGATACGTGTTGACCAGGCTAAAAGACAGGCGCATGCCCGTAAGCGCGTGAAGGACCGTGCTGCAGAGATACCAAGAGTTGAAGTAATAAGAAACATGCCTGATTTTTCAGACATACAGCCGGTGGTACTTGATGTTACTCCGGACACACCAACAGAAGACAATTTCAATGAAGATATTTCCTATGACCCTGAATACTGGAGGGAACTGGGAAGATCAAATATTTAAATGTTTCACTAATCCCTTTTAATCATGATTTCAATAGATGTTAAAAACAGGATCCTTGACGCTGCGAAAGTGCACCGTCAGAAGTTTGCAAGTGACTCAAAACACGCGGTAAGTTTCGGTATAAGCCCGGCTCAATACTCGCGTATTATTAAAGGCGACTTTGAGGGGGTGCTCTCGGACTCGAACTGGATATCGATTGCCAGGAAGCTTGAAGTACAGCTGGGATCAGCTCCTAAGTGGCTGACAGCCGTGACCCCTGTGTACTCCTATATAACAGAGCAGCTGCAGTACTGCCAGGAGATGAGCACCGGTGGCATATTTTGCGACCATACTGACATTGGCAAAACTTACGCGGCCAGGTGTTACGTGCGCGAGCACATGCACGCGGTGTACGTTGACTGCAGCCAGGTAAAAACCAAGAGGATGCTGATTATGCAGATAGCCAAGGAATATGGAATATCGGCATCAGGAGCATATATAGAGATGTACCAGGATCTGATCTATTACCTGCGCTCAATTGAAAAACCCATTGTTATCCTTGATGAAGCAGGGGACCTGAGCTCTGAGGCATTCCTGGAACTAAAAGCCCTGTATAATGCTACAGACCACTATTGCGGATGGTACATGATGGGAGCCGACGGCCTGAGGAAAAAAATAGAAAAGAACCGTGTGAATTTTAAGGTTGGGTACCCGGAGATCTTCTCGAGATACGGGAGCAGGTACCAGAGGGTTATTCCTTCCGGATCTATCGAATCGCTTGAAATGCTGAAGATACAGGCAACGCTTGTTGCTAAAGCCAATGGAGCAACTGATGATCTGCTGAATGTAATTCGCAGAGCTTCTGAAGTAAGCCTAAGGAGAGTATATCTTGAAATAAATAAAACAAGGAGAGCCGCATGAGGAGGGCTGCTACGTCGATGCAGGTACTTGAGACAAAGTTTGATGAACTTCCGTTCGACGGCATCTGGAAAGAGCTTTTCGGGGAACCGGAGCTTTCGGGATGCTGGATTGTTTGGGGTGAAAGTGCAAACGGCAAGACGGCATTTGTTCTTCAGCTTGCCAGGTACCTGACGACGTATGTAAGGGTAGCGATTGATTCGATTGAAGAGGGGATATCGAAAAGCTTGCGCGATGCTATTGAAAGGGAGAAAATGGCAGAGTGCCAGGGCAGATTCCTGATCCTGGACAAGGAGCCGATAGAAGAGCTCGAGGAGAGAATAGCAAAGCATAAAAGCCCGGCAGTTTATATAATCGATTCGATTCAGTACACAGGATTAAATAAGCTTACAGCAAAAAATCTTGTGGACCGCTACCCTTCAAAGCTCTTCATTTTTACCAGCCATGCCAGTGGCAAATACCCTGAGGGAAGAACAGCGAATGCCATCAGGTACCATGCTAACGTGAAAATAAGAATAGAGGGATTCAGGGCATTTGTGCAGAGCAGGTATGGAGGAGACAAAGAAAGGTTTTATGAAATTTACCAGGAGGGAGCACAGAGGTACTGGGGCTTCCAGGACATAAAAATTTAATATGAAAACAACAGGAATACACGACAAGTTTTTTGCTCTGCTCAGCGGGATGCCCGGGGCAGATAAGGAGCAACTGGTTTGGCAGTACAGCGGAATGCTTACCACATCGCTCAGGGAATTCTATACAACCAGGCCGGAGGAGTATAAGAGGATGATTGCGGATATGCAAGCCAAGGCCAAGGGCAACCCCCAAACCCCCCAAGGGGGGCTTAATAGTGCCGAGACTAAAAGGCTGCGGTCGGCGATACTGAAAAGGCTGCAGAAGCATGGTGTTGATACTACAAACTGGACCCGGGTGAATACATTCCTGGTACAACCAAGGATTGCCGGTAAACTCTTGTTCGAGATGAATGCCGATGAGATGAGAAAACTTGTGGCCAAGCTTGAACAGATACTCAGGAAGGATGCTGAGGTACGTGAAAGAGAAACAAAATTAAGTGAATGTAACTAAATCAAATCTTATGACAGTAATTGATACCAAAGGAAACAGGAAACCTGCAATAATTGAGAATGAGATCAGGGCACTTATGAACCTGGTTGACCGCAGGGATATGTGGCTCAATAAAGCCGAGAATAAACTCAGAAGAACCTATCCGGCTGTTCTGAAAGATACTAATGAGATGAAAGAAAAACTCAGGGATCTCAGGAAGGAACTGGAAGAAGTAACTCAACCAATTAACTCATAATAAAATGAAGCAAAAAGGAACAATGTGGAGAGACCACAAAGGAAATGATGTACCAACGTATGCAATACGCCGGGTATACAGAACTGAAGAAAAGCATGCGCACAAAATTGCGGATGCAGGGCTCCAGGTGGAAAAAGCCTTAAGGAAGCTTGTTGGGCTTACCAGGGCTGCTTATGAAGAGGTGTACGACGAGAAATGCAGGGATGCCAAAATAATGAACCGCAAGGATCCTACAGATGGCATGACTATAAGCTCATTCGACAGCTCGGTTGAAATCAAAATCACCAAACCGGATAACGTGTATTTCGATACGACTTATTCGACAATGGTGAAAGAGAAGTTTGATGAGTACTTCAACAGCTTTGAGGACAGTGATGCGGTGGCACTGCTCAGGGGAATTGTGAATGACCTCCTGTATTCACCAAAGGGCAATGTTGATATGGGCAAGGTATTACGCCTTCGCAAGCACAGGGACCAGGTACAGAACAGTAAAAAGCTGAGCCACAAAGCATCGCTATTTATTGAGGCCGTTGATCTGTTTGACAAGGCAATTCGGACAAAGCCGGGAGCTATGGGAATATACATTGATGTTAAAAATGACAATGGTACCAAAAGGAGAATTCCACTCAAATACACCGATGTATGAATGCCATAGAAACAATCGATTATTTGATTTTCAAGGAATTCAGTTCGAACAGGGAGGTGGATCAGAAGCATGTAAGGCGACTGGTAGCTGCCATTAACAAAAAGAACCTGCTTCATGTTAACCCAATTGTCGTCGATGAAAAAATGAGGGTCATTGACGGACAGCACAGGCTGGCTGCAGCTAAATTTCTTGGGGTTTCTATTTTCTATATCCAGGATGATATTCAGCGTTCGGATATTTCGATGCTTAACAGCAATCAGAAAAACTGGAATGCGATGGATTACATAAACTTTTATACCATAGAGAAGAAGGATGCATATGTAGAATTGAGCAAATTGATGAATCACTACCCGGACATGGCAGCCAGCGCACTGATATCGCTAAGCAACAGCGAAGGTAAGCGTAATATTCAAATGCTTAAGGATGGCAACCTTGATGTTTTAAACATAAGCCACTGCAGGGAAATATGTGCGCTATGCTCAGAGCTTAATAAGCGATTTGGTGCAGACTTTGTTTTCGACAGCAGATTCCCTCTTGCTTTAAGCATTGCCCTGAATGATGAAAACTGGAAGACTGATACTTTTATTGAAAAAATAGAAGCCAATCCCCGGTCTTTTGTAAGATGCCACACCAAGGAACAGTACGCGGAAATGATTGAAGAGATATATAACAGGTATCTCAGCAAAAATCAAATAAGACTAAGGTAAAATATTCGGGAGCAGAATTGAAAACTCTGCTCCCTTAATTAAACATTGGAACTATGAAAACAGCGATAATCTTATTTAATACGATCGATAAACATACTCATCCGGCGACTTTTCTTTCAGTCTGCTCCGACAAGGTTTCAATGGCAGGATACACCGTGATACATTCAAGTTATTGGAAGGAATACAGCGAAATTAATAAGGAAGACTTTGTTAAAAAAGTATATGCAAGCGTTGATGCACTTTTCCTGTTTGTTGATTTCGGGATCAGCCATGCAATGCTGAACATTGTTGAAGCCTGTTATCATAGAGAAGCGGAGACAAGGTTTGATAAAGAGTTAATCATAGACATTGCCTTGTATGGCAGGAGTGCAGGACTGGGCAGCATTTTGATAGAGGTTGCAAGTGTTATGCAGGTGTCCATTGAATTATTAAAAAGTAAGACAAGGGAGAGGGACATCGCTGTTGCCAGACAAATTTATTTTAAACGTGCAAAGCTTTTCACGAAAGCTTCGTTAAGTAAAATTGGAGCAATGGTTAACCGGGATCATGCTACAGTCATTCATGGTATAAATGTGGTCGATGAGTGCCCAACCGTGAGAGACAGATATGAAGAACTTTTTGAAGGAAAGAAGAAAGAAAGAAAGCTCTCAAAGCCCAGCACCACGGATAATATAACAATTCAGGATAAGGCTATTTTAATAGGCCGTTCCGCGGTAAGTACAAAGGTCATTAATATGACATCTCCATTTACCAATAAAGATCCTTCAAACAACAGGCCATATTCGGGCTATAGGGTTCATTCATTTTAAATCTACAAGAATGAAGATATCTTATTACACCAGGCAAGGAACAGAACTAAAGATATCACAGTGGTTAATTATAGTAGCCATGGCATTCGTACTATCGATGATGGCCGGATGTTTTACATCCATGTTTATCTATATAATCTATAAACTGACATTATGAGAAAGATGCTATTAATGGTATTGTTGTTTTTAACTGTTCTGACTGCAGGAGCCCCGGCTCCGGAGAAGGATATAGAGGCAAGTATTAAGCAGTGGCTTTACACCTCTCCCCTCAGCAAGGAAAATTTGAAACTGGCAATTGCCCTGAACGAGATTATTGCCCCCGAGATAGTTTTTTGCCAGAGCAGGCTGGAAACGGGCAATTTTCAGAGCCAATTATGCAGTGAGCATAATAACCTGTTCGGGATGAGATTGGCCCGGAGAAGGCCCACAACAGCCCTGGGAGCAACGGAAAATAATTATGCCACATACAGCAGCTGGTATGACTCGGTAATGGATATGAAGCTATTCCAGGAATGGTATGAGAAAAAGGGCTACCGGCTCACGACGCACGACGCACGCGAAGAGATGGTGGGGTATTTTTTATTTCTGAAGGCGATTGGATATGCGGAGGATCCGGGTTATTTAAAAAAGCTAAAAGGGTTATGTTCGCTATAGGAATATCGACACGCAGATTCAGATGCCCGGTGAGCGGACTTGTTACCAGGACCGGTGATGCATGTGCCCAGGATGAAGCCGGACGATCGCTCCATATAAGTCAGATGCCAATAAGAAAATTAGTGCCATTAAAAGAATATTTAAATGCCAATAAAACCGGAAAATAAGGGATTGTATCCTTCGAACTGGGATGAGATCCGCAAGAGGATCTTAACAAGGGATAAAAATTGCTGCTATACCTGTGGCCTTCATGATCATTCCGTCGGATACAGGAACCAGAAAGGCGCTTTTATACCATGTAGTGGTAATCTGGTAATGGAAGATTATGGACACGGTTGGAATCCATCAACAGGATATCCCTTATCCTTCAAAGAAGCAAAAGAAATGGCAGCTTTCCAAACGATGACGGACGAATTTGGATATCAATACATTGTGATTGTTTTAACGATAGCACATCTTGATCATAATCCTGAAAATTGCATAGACACTAACCTGGCTTCTCTTTGTCAGAGGTGCCACAATATTTATGACAGGCCACACCGGAATGAGACAATGCGCCTGGAGAGACAGAAGAAAAACCCACAATTAATATTTGAATTTGAAGCAATATGAAAACAGACAAGGAATTATTAAAAGCATTCCAGGAGCAGTTTAACACAGGGAGACTGTTCACTGAGAGCAATGTTCTGGTGCTGATGGGAATTGCGAGGGGAGAAGAAAGGCGCAATAAGCAGCCCCCCTGCCCCCCTGCAAGGGAGTTAAATACGGACGTACCGTATAATGTGTGCCTCGCATGCGGGCACATGAATGAGGAGAATTGTAACACCTGCATATTAATAAATAAACATTAAGATGGATTGGTTAAGTAATTATGGAAGTGTGGAAGATATCCGCTGCAGTCTGCAGCACAGGGTACCACAAACGCCAAGCGAGATGCGGGAGGATATTGAGTGGCTGAATAAAAACCTTGACTATGAGGTTAAGAATAAGAACAGGAGCTCTGTTATAAAGCTGATTCGATCAACAATAAAACGGCATGAGAACCGGCTGGTGAAGAGCAAGGCATTGATAGGGAAAAGTTCAATCTATAAATAATTTTTACGTTACCTAAAATTTAAAGAATGGAGATTAAAAAAGAGACAGCAAGGAAGCTCTATGACACCGCTCCTGAGTGGTTTAAAGAGCAGCTGGAGGCAGCCTTTGGAAAAGACAGCTTCCGGAAGATCAATTTCGAAGACATTAAAACCTTTGAAGATGCTTGCCAGGCTCTGGATATTGATCCGGATGCCGTATGGGGTGATATTGATACTCCTGATGAAATAGCTTATAAGAAGCTGAAGGTAATTATTCAGGCAATCAACCAGGGTTGGATACCTGACTGGAATAATACCAATCAAAGAAAATGGTATCCCTGGTTTAATCTGTCGTCCGGTTTCGGGTTCGGCGTTTCGGATTGCGACTACGGTAACACGAGTGCGTGCGCCGGTTCGCGCCTTTGCTTTGAAACTGAGGAAAAATCGGACTATGCAGCGAAGCAATTCCTTGAGATATACAAAGAGTTTGTAACCATAACAAAGTAAAATCATGACAAAAAAAACTATTAAATCAGATGCGGAAAAATTTGATTACACATCGATCAAAACCTTCGAAGATGCCTGTAAAAAAATAGGAATTGAACCTGCAGAACCTGAAATAAAAGCGGTCCATTCTGAAGTTATAAAGTCAATGGTAGCTTATTACAAACTGGTGATCATCTTCCTTGCCATAAATAATGGATGGAAGCCTGACTGGAGTGACAGGGATCAGTATAAATACTTTGCCTGGTTCTGGGTTCTGTCGTCCGGTTTCGGGTTCGTCGATTCGCTTTGCGTCTGCGATGACGCGATTTCGTGCGCCGGTTCGCGCCTTTGCACAGATACACGTGAGAAGGCGAAATATGTTGCGGCGCAGTTCGAGGATCTGTACAGGGATTACCTTCTTTATTCTGAATAATTAACTCAGGTTGTATGTTGCAGGAGCTGTCAGTTCTGTCGTCCGGTTTCAGGTTCGACGATTCGAATTACGACTACGATAACTGATAAAGACGACAGATACTTATTTACCTAAGCTTATGAAGATAGTTTATATAGCGCACCAGATAGCAGGGGACGTACACGGAAACGTGGAGAAGATTTTAAAAATTATTAGAGAGCTCAACTTAACCAGGGAAGACATTGTTCCTTTCGCTCCATACATTACTGACGTTCTTGCCCTGGATGATAATGTTCCGGAGGAACGCAGCCGGGGAATAAAGAACGGGATACAGATACTGAGAAGTGGTATGGTTGATGAGCTTTGGGTATATGGAGAGAAGATATCGGGCGGCGTGGCTGCTGAGATTGACCTTGCCTGGGAGCTTAATATTCCGATCATGGTCATGAACGTGGATACTTATGTTCCTGTTGAGTATAAAAGTAAAACAACAGCGGGATGGGTAAAATAGGCATTTTAATGAAAGCCGTATGGAACCGGCTGACGATGAACGAGAATATAACTGCCAGGATTGTTTATAGCATAAAGCGACAATGGCCAAAGGTGCACCGCAACGATGACTGCCCCTGCGGGAGCCGGAAGAAATACAAGCAGTGCTGCATGGGCAAAACAAGAATTACCCGCAGAGAGAGGGATGCATGGTACAGAAACTTGATATCAACTAAATTAAACTAAAATGAGTAAACCAATGAAGCAGACGGTATACAATACCGACAAGCATGTGAGACAGGACTCACATTCGGAAAAAGAGTGCAGTGATATGATGGCACTTAGCCGCGATAAGGTTGCGGTTGCAATAGGCAGACAGCTGCTGAAACGAAACCTCATAACTTTTGATACCGAGGAGATCCCCGGGCCAAATGCCGGGGAGAAAAGGGTCGTTGTGAAGGGGGTAGTATCTGTTAATACAATAGCAGAGCTGCCGTAGCAGGCCAGCGAGAGAGGATGTTCACAGGATAAATGTTAACCAGGCAAAAAACCAATAACAATGAGGGGACAAAGAACACTGTTTGATAATTTTATTATTCCGGACAAGAAGGTTGTAAAAAAAGGACGAAGCGTGAAGCTGATAAACCGCAGGGATGAGTTACTTATGGTAAGGTACTTTTACCATACAGAGGTAAAGAGGCTGCGGTTTGACGATGTGCTGAAGGTGCTGAGTGAGGAGGAGTTTTTTATTGAGATTCAAACCATTCTTAACAGACTCATCTGCCTTGCCGATAAAATGAAAGGGGGTTTTATGAACAAGCCCACCCTGGCCAGGCTGAAGGAGATGAGCGGGAGCTTTGTTGTTGATGTTACCGCGAAAGAAAAGGAGCGGTATGAGAAAAATTTGGTTCTTTGAAATAATGTTTATAAGTTTGTGGTGCAAGACTTATTGAAAAATGGTGAAACTTTCATCACAAAATCGACTGAAACAAAGCCAAAGGGAAGGCATAAGGGTGCAAGTCCCCCAGTCCTTTCAGGGTTTCACCTTGATGAGTCTTGCAGTGACCTTCCCCCTTTGTTTAACTAAATTCCATTTATTATGCAAGACTCAATGGACAAGTGCGGGCAATGCCCCGACAGGCCGCTAACGGCTGAATCAATCATCAAAGAACTTATCTCACATGCGCCCATGAGCATGTTTGAGGAGAGCCTCCACGAACTCTTTCTCACTTTCGTTAACCAGGATGATCTGCCTGGCGGTGAGTATAAAGACAACGCAATTTATACCTATACGGTATTACGTACTTTAATTAAGGATGTTGAAAAACTTAAAAACCAACAGAAATCATGAACACACAGATTGAATTTGTAGAAGCATTGCAAAGCAGGTTTGCAATTGAGCATATAAGAGATAATGTTAAAGTTAATCTTTCACAAATGAGCAAGCCTTTTGGAGAATCAAAAAGGCCAAGTAATTGGGTAAGAATAACACCAGCTCAAGATTATCTTCGAGTTCTTTCCGAAGCTCTTAAAAGAGCTTCGACTGATTTACTGATAGTTAAAAAAGGTGGCAATATTAAGTTTCAGGGTATCTGGTGTACTGACTACAGGATCGCCTTGAGGTTTGCACAATGGCTTAGCCCGGAATTCAGTATTGCTGTTGACACTTTACTATTAAAACTGCTAACAAAACAAGTTATTATTACTGAGCCTAAATCATCTGATTTTGCCCTGCAGTCGAAAAAGCTTGAAGAACGGTATGTGAAACGCCCTGAGTTTAACGAGTCGGTCGAAATAATCGATAGTGCCATACGTGCCTGCGGTTCGGCAAATCAGCTGGCTTCGCGGATCGGCATAAGCGCCGCCACTCTAAGTCTTATAAAAAGCCGCCCCTGGCTGGTAAGTACCGAAAATCTTCATGGTATAGAACTTGCATGCCGGAATATACTATCGAGAGATGCCAAATTGGATACTGAAACTGTTGAACAGTTGCTGAGGATTGATGACAGCGAACTGCGCCTGGGCCTTTTCGGCAAGATGAAGAGAGGCGGGTTAATATAGTATAAATTTTTCTCACAAGCAGCCGGATATGGCTGTCTCCGCTAACCAGGAGAAACATTAATTGCGTGGGACCCGGCGTTCTTTCCGGGTCCTTTTTTAAAATGTGATATGTCGTTTGTAAATATTGTTTAACTTTAATGTGCAATACAAATCTAACTATGAAAAGAACAGCAATGAATTTAGTTTTTACCTTACTTGTGCTCATCTTATTAAATGGGTGTAATGAGAGGCGACCGATCTCAAGCTTCCAGATACCGGAGGAGATTGAGGCTCCGGATACTACTTGGCTGCCCGGAGGACTATTTATGGGGATGTCTGAAACTCAACTGCGGGGTCATATAAAAAAGAATCCAAAGCTATTTTATGCCGATAAGAAAGATCCGATGAATTACGTGCACACAAGAATCGGGGAACAGGACTACAGTATGGATATCAGCCTGTACAATGGGAAGCTTAAGTCGATCTTTTACATGGGAGAGACTACCTGGAAGGGAGTTGAAGACCAAGGATTAAGGGATCAGTACAATGTCGTGTATAATCTGATAAAAGGGCTTAACAACTATACATTTTTTGAGGACACTTACAAGAAGAAGGTTGGTGCGGACTGGCCATATTCAGTTCCGTTTAACGATATTGTTTTCATGGCTGAGTTTAACAAGAAGGATGCAGGTTATTTTCTGGTATCGATATCTAGCTATGAAGTTAAGTTGTCGATTGATATAAACTTCAACGGCAAAACCGAAGGATATGAGTCGACGTTAAGCAAGGGTGTATATTTTGATAGGTAACTAACCCCTGGCCAAAGCCTGGGGTTAGTGATCATGTTTCGGGATCTAAGAATCGGGATCGGTGATTGCTTCGGCCATGGAGCAGGCGAAGGTTACGGTGTAGATCTTCACTCCCACTTCATTAATGGTTTTGATTGTTGAAACGCGCTCGAGGCCACGAAAGGTGTCGCCGGTCATTCCGCGCAGGGCGAAGGTGACAGCTTTGACAATAGTGAAGTGTGCGAAGGCACGTTCGATCTGAGTTGCAGGTGCATTACCCGTATTGTGCCTGGTATCGAAGCCGAGCTTTATGATTACCTGTGCCTTGCCGGGCTGAACGGAAGGTTCCTTAATGGGGATCCACTCGGGTACCTGCACGCTTATAAGCGCGCACGGGAAGGCGACAGGGGGATTCTCATAAACCTCGAGCTGGCCATAATCTTCGTCGACCCAGCGTATGCCGGTTACTTTTGTGAGCTTATCGTGAGCTGCCTTAAATAGTACATCCATGGTTTTATTGTTTTATGGTAAATGATCCTTTAAGTGATTTTGTAAATGCATTATTGAAGAAGACTACAATACGCCCGGAGAGAGCCCGGGAATTACCCAGGAACTGGCGTTTCGGCATCTTAATTGTGAGGCGCTTCTTTTTAGTGAGGGCAAGATGCTTCCAGAATTCCTTCTTTCCGCCGGACTCCTTATACTTGAACCAGGCAAACTTACGCATCTTATCAGTGACCTTCGGATGAAGCGTTCCTCCTTCGTTATGAATACGGCCATACTCGGCAATATTTTCAGGTACTCCCACAATTACAGCACCCTGATCGGCACGGAAGACTGTGCCTGATTTCTGAAGCCTGCCGGATTGTTTACCTATCAGTACTCCCCTTCCGGGTCCGTCATCGTTTTTACGTGGAGCCCATTTATCAATATTATTCTCATCTTTCTGAAAGCCTCCTTTTTCGAAGTTCTCCTCCATAAAGTTAATGGCAATACGGGCTATGGCCCTGGGAGAAGAAGCCAGGGTTCTGTTCATGTCGGCCATTATGCGCTGCGAAAGCTCGCGCCCGTTACGGATGTTCATAAGCCTATTGCCTTAAGAGGTTCATAGTTTTTTAAGGTCAGATCCTTACGGGTGAGCACGCATCTGTTTCCGGACTTCAGGAAAATAACAGACTTAAAGCGTGGATCGGTAAGGTACCCGGAGAGAGAACTGATAATTGCCTGACGGCTGACACCTGCAGCCAGGTCGACAGTGAATGTACCGGCAACCGGGAGCCCTGCCGCAACAGCCTTACTGATATCAGCAGCTGCAGCAGCCTCTGTGAAGTTTGTTTTGATACCCTGTAAAAGGGCTGTAGCCTGAACTTTATCCTGGCGGAGCAGGACAACCTGGCTGCCAAGCTTTGAAAGTTCGCGGGCAATTCGGAGATCTGATCCGAGGGGAACAAACCCGGGCTCCTGGTGTATGGATCCGCCGGCATCATTAAGTACAGATATTGTCTGATACTTCTTTTGTAGTTCTTTGTATTTCGGGATCTGTGCCTGGTAATGATCGTCACCTTCGAACTTACGGACCGTGGCAAAGGTTTTGCTTTTACTGATGCCTTTGGAGGTGAAGTAAGGGTGGGACTCATTATAGATCATGCCTGACTTGCCGACGTTATTATCGAAGAGCTCGGGGATCTCTGGCAACTCCCCGGATCCCACAAGGGAGGCGCTCGTGGGTGCTGCATCGGTTGGTCTTGCACGACAGCGGCAGCCCCAGCCGTTGGGTGGATAATATGTATCCCAGAAAGGATCATTAATTGGCTTTATTATGCCATTTAATTCCTTATGCGATTCCCTTACCTGGCTGTCGCCTGCAGTACGGTACTCGAGGTTAGGGAAGATGTCGGCTGTATCTTCAAATTCTTTCCAGCGTTTTGCTGCCAGACCACTATTGACGGCATTGTTATATTCGGTATAAAGCCAGTTGCTGTTATATTGTTCATCGAGGCCCAGGGCTGTGGCCCGGTACTCGTCAATATTGGCACGGAAAGTTTTAAAGTCGATTACTTTACCATCGTCGCCAATAAGCATCTTGCTCATATCAGAGAGCTGCTGGTATGACTTTGCACCTGCAAAACGATAGAGGTTTTTGTTTACCTGGTCGACGAAATTATAGTCGGGGGTATCAAAACTGATGTTCTGAGGAGCCTGAAAGCTGCTATTAAATCCTTTTTTAAGATCGTTTAGTGTAAGGTCGAAGAGATCGCGATCGAGATCGTCGGGTTTAAGTTCGCCGGACTGAAGACGATCGAGGACTTTTGTTAGTTTTGTTTGCCAGGAGTCGAGACCTGAGGGGGGATCGGAAAGAAGAATAACCCCCTCTGCCCTGCGGGCATCTCCCCCTGAAGGGGGAGTAATCCCTACTCCAAAGTAAAGCTTGTTAATACCATCTGACATGGCCTGAGCAGGGTCAGGCCTTAGCGAAAAAAACTGAACAGCTGGCTAAAAAAGGAACGGCGGAGGGCGGAGGGCTTAGGGCTGAAGGGTGCTGATAATTTTGTGGTATCAGGATCCTTCTCCGTATCGGGATCGGCTCCCGGATCGGAACCGGAGAGGGCTGCAGCTGCTGCCTGAACGGCGGCATCTTTAGCGGCCTTAAGCTCGTTGTAGTTGGCCGGTTTTGGTATGCCGTATGTTTCATAAAAATAGTCGTCGTCGACAGGTACCCGCTGAGCCACCTGCATGTCGATTATTATCTTCTTACCCTTGGCGTCAATATTATCCTCTTCCTTGTAGCTCCACTTGCCTTCGCCGACAGGGAGGCCATGAAGGGCAAGCATAGGATTGAGCTTGTCGTTAAGGATGCGGGTAATGTAGCGGCGATCGCTCATATGCATCTCCTGCTCAACTGCAGAATGGATTTTCCCTTGAGCGTACCCTGATCCGGGAGTGTCGAGGGTAGTCATGGTATTGCCAAGTATCCTTACTGACATTGCCTCGTTACAGGCATTTTTGAGCTTATCATAAAGTGATCCGTCGCCTGCAGAGGTGGCATATTTGAGATCGAGCTCAGTGCCTTCAGGTATTATTATATTGGCGGCCCCTCCGGCTGCACTAAGAGCGGCCTCGAGCTGCTGCCGCGACTTTTCATCGTAGGCATTGTATTTGCCGACTTTCCAGGGCATACCGAAAATTTCGGCATATTGTGCCCAGTCGCCAAAATTACCGCGCTTATATATTACATATTGTGCAGTGGAGAGCAAAAGGCCATGCTGTTTCCAGGTACCTGACTCGAGGAGCCAGGGAGCCCGGGCCTTATCGTTGCGGTAGGCGATACCGGTTGTGTCGGACTGCTGCGAAAGAACCAGGCCGGCTTTATGTTCGACGTTTTTACGGGGGACAAGCTCGCATGTAAAATTACCATTATCGTCATAAGAGAATTCGAGGAGGGTATGACCCCAGAACTTGGCATTCATAAGCTCGGTGAGAGCTGTTTCGAACCATCCCTTTTCCTGCAGCTCGTTTACCTGGTCGATGATCTTTTTATTTGCAGTAAATATAAGGGGTGAGTTTGTAACTGACATTATCCGCTTATCAATAATGGATCCAAGGTGACCATCGAGAAGCAGATCTTCATAGAGATCATATAAAAGGATCCTCCGGGGGATATCAGATTCAGCTGACCGCATGGCAAGGCGCCAGGTGCCAATATCCTGAGTTGTACGCTGTATGGGTTTAACAACAATATTCTGAATTACAGGCTGGCTGTTTTTCTTTGATTTTTGATTGACTTGTGTCTTCATGGGAGGTCCCTTTGATATTGTTAGTAGTGATTAGTGCGTTTGTCGTTACTTGACATGAGGATCTCGTTATTTGTAACATCATCGTCATTAAGCTCGAGATCGGGAGGATTTACCTTACCGGACTGGATCTGTTCGCACCAGCGGACCGCACGTTCATAACGGGCTTTCTTGCTTTCGAAATCGATACCCGGGTTGCTGAGGTTGATCAGATGCCAGACGGCCATATCGCGGCAAAGGAGAACAACGAGCTTATTGCGCTCCGTTCCTGTCTTCGCAAAGATTGTACTTACTAAGTATTTAGGAGAAAGGAATCCTTTCATTTCTTCCTCTGCTGCATCGAGGGCAAACTGGGGGAAGGTATCGTCTTCGCGGGTGATTGCATCGAGCTGTTCGGGATAGATAGCCGTAAGCAGATCGTTTGTGGTTAAGAATGACATATCAGTAACGTTTATTATTTTGATGCCTGGGAACAACATACGGGGGCACGGATGCCCTCACTTTTGTATTAATGATCCAGATGGCGCCTTCGACAGCATCGGGACCGTCGACGAGGGTCGACAGAGTTGGTTCGACTGCTTCAAACTGTTCTTTGAGTCGCACCATATGAGGATTCTTTATTTCTTCTTCATTAAAGATGAGTTTCCCAAGACGGTTCAGTGGTTCGAGATTGCCTTCGATACGTGCGAATTTATCGGGTTTCTTACGTTCATCCGGGAAAATATTTATTGAATGCTTCTTCTCCCTGGCAAGCTGTGAAAAGAGCGGAATAAATACCTGTTCATAAAAGGGATCCTGAAGGGAGTTATTTTCGATATAATTGTAAACCTGCGTCTTCTCTTTTACATATTCCTTAAGATCGTAATACCAGCCTACGAAAGAAAGGTTAACAACATGCTCGAGATAACATGTGATGATGTAGAACTTATCGTCTTTCCCCCCTACCAGGACAATTGTTTTATAGCAGGCGCCGCTTTTCCCTTTTGCCTCTTTGTTCGACGGAGCTGGATCGCCATAGGCAATAAGAAACTTAAACACGGATAATGGAGGTACTTTTCCCCAGGTGATATCTTTAAAGACCGTTCCCTCTGTAACAGGATTGTTGAAATATTCGCTCTGTCCTGATGCATAGGAGACTTTTGAGAGCATCCAGTTAATGTCTTTCAGAGTAAACCGTTCCTTCCATGAGATCTCTCCTCTTTTATTCACTATGTTAATTGTCTGGCTGAAATCGGCTTTCTCAATTGCCCTGGTGATTATAGAATCTTTTGCAATAATGTTGCCCTTGAAGAGGATGCGTTTTGAATGATCGAGCGACATTGCAGGAATGGCAGCCCTCTCGATCCATTTCCATACTTTATTCAGACGTGCCGGATTCATGCATACTTCATCGTCGTCGGCATCGTCGAACTCGAGCCAATCGGGACGTTTCTCTTCATTACGGGTACCACGCGGACTTTGCCCGGTACCAATGGCACGAATAGAACATTTATTATTAAGTACCCACCTGCCCTTTGTATAATCCCAGCTTCCGAAGCTCTTCTGAAAACCATAGTCGTTTATAAGGCGTTCATTATCCTCGAGGTTGATGAGCAGGGGAGTAAGGAGATCGACAGCATTATCGAAACTTTTGCTTATGAAAAGGATATTGAATATACGGCCAGTCATAAGACAGTATATTTTCACCATCATACTGATTGCAGTTTTCGCATGTTCGCGCGCCCAGGCATCGACAGCATAGGTTGTTTCGTGCTCAAGAACCCAGTTTATTGACTTCTTCTGGAACTTGGCGAAGGGGTGACTGCAGTAGTTGGGAAAGTAAAAGCGGAACCATTCGGGAGGATCGGCCTCGAGACGGTTTATCCTGGTGCGTTTTTCGGCTTCTGTTTCCCTGGGTATAGGAGTGGCCCGGCGAAGGTTTTCGCGAAACAGCGCCCATTCCTTGAACTTATCGCGATCGCGCAGCTTAGCCATTCATGCGGTGTTTTATATATGCATCTTCCCATTCGGTTACCTTCTTAGCTGCCGTAATATCGACCTCGCGGAGCCAGTCGGTAAAGTCCATAAACACATCGATGATATCTGCAACACTAAGATTGCTTTCGAGGTTTCTTGCAGTGGCTGCCAGTTTTGAAAGAGTGTCGGCTTCGCCGCTATCGGCATATCTTTCCCCTTCAGGGCGCTTCTCAACCACCTGGTTGAGCTCTGCTATTTGCTGGTAGATGCGGCGCAGTTGTTCATCTTTTGTGATGATAATGCTTGATTTAAGACGGTCCCAGTTTTCGGAGGTCTTCCACTTCGACAGGGTTTTTTCGGAGATGTTGACAGTTTCGGCAATTTCCTTCTGGCTCTTGCTGGTGCGCAGGAAGAGGGTCTTTGCAAATTCTTTTTTACGCTCGGCTGCCCGGTTCATAAGCTATATTTTAAGGCAAATTTCAGTTTTAAGATGGGTTAATTGAAATTGAGTTTTTATGATAGGTAGTTAAGCAACCATGATGGCGCAGTTACTTACACATGATGCAAATACAATTTGCAGGGGTTAATTTTCATTGAGATTTTTGTCATGAAATTATAATAACGCACACAGAGCGAAAATGGCAAAAACGTTTATTCTGCACGACGAATCGGTGAATACTTTCGGATTCTGGATAAAGACAGAAGGGATAAACCTGGCACAGCTCAGAAAAAATCCGATGATGTTTTTTATGCATATCAGGCCCGGTGATGAAGGCAACACAGGGAAGGATATGATTCTGCCAATAGGGAAATGGGAAAACATAAGGCTTGAAGACGGGAAGATACTTGCCGATGCCAATTTTGACCTTAATGATCCTTTTGCCAAGAGCATTTCTGATAAGGTAGAGGGCGGGTTCATAAACATGGCTTCGCTCGGAGTGGGCAAACCATGGACCATGAGCGCCGACAAGATCCATCTGAAAGAGGGACAGACCAGACCAACTGTTATTAAGTGCCTTGCTAAAGAGGCGAGCATTGTTGACCTGGGAGGGAACCTGAATTCGCTCAGGCTTTATGATGAAGCCGGGCAGATGATAACACTAAGCGATGCCGCAGGATGTGCAATTCCATTGATCAACCAAAATGACACAAACAAAAACGAAATGAAAAAAGTAATCGGGTATTTGAAACTGGCCGATGATGCCAATGAGGCAGACGTATATCAGGCCATTGTAAAGCTGAGTGAAAAGGTAACCACCCTGGAGGCTGACAAGATCAGGCTCGAAGGTGAGGTTGTTCAGCTAAAGAGCTCTACAGAGGCCGACCAGAAGATCAAGATCAAAACCCTGATCGATGGGGCAGTAACTGACCGCAAGATCCTCGAAAAAAGCAGGGCAGATTATGTTGCACTTGCAGAGAAGGATTTTGAGAATACAAAGAAGATCATAGACGGCATGCCTGTTATGACCAAACTTGTTGATGGTACCGGCAACCAGGGAAAGAAAGTCAAGTTCGAAGGTAAAAACTGGGATGAGCTTGACAGATCGGGACAGCTCAATGAGCTCAAGCTTGCTGACATCAGTGCATTTAAGGATCTCTATAAGGAGAAATTCGGGAAGGAATACCAGGAGTAACAGGTGTCAGGCGTGAGGGATTGCTTCGCTTCGCTCGCAATGACAATAAAGAAACGAAAATTTAAAAAATCATGAAAAAATCAATTGTTCTTATAGCCCTGCTGATTGCGCTGAGCGCATCGCTGCAGGCTCAGTGGATCAACAACACCGACAATACTTCGTTCAATTTTATTGCTCCGGACGGGGCAACGGCAACCAAGAATGAGGTACTCTTCCCATTCAGTGAGGTGACAACTTACAGCACAACTAACGATACGCTGACACTAACCGTGGAACAGCAGTTTACTGTTTACAGTACTACAGACACCCTGGATGCAAATACTTATTTCTACCTGACAATAGATGCACAGATTACGGCCGGGGCACAGCTTTTACTTCTTTGTAAATCGGGGGCAGTAGCAAGAAGCTTTATACCCAAGACAGGATTTATTGGGACTACTGCCACAGGAACCATAAACAAGAGTAAGTACCTGCAATTTATTTATAACGGGACAGCATTTATTCATGTGGGGACAATGCAGATTGACTAACCCCCTAAATCCCCCCAAGGGGGGACTTAAATAACGATTAAACGATTAACAAATACTTAAAAAAACGATGAAAGCTTTGAAATTTTTCTCGACAATTATGCTCAGCCTTTTTATGGCTGTATTTGCCGGATCGGCAATAGGTTTCGGCCTTAATATAGATCCAGGGGTACCGATAGGAATACTTGCAGGGGTGAGCCTTATTCCGATGAATATGGCGGGTGTACTGCCGATGGCGGTGCAGAAAGAGATATGGGTGAACCATATTATAGGGAACCTGTTCAAAAATAATGAGTTTCTGAACTTTGCTTTCAATGCCGATCAGTATGTATTGGCAGGCAAGGTAGTTCATATTCCGCAGGCAGCAGCTGCTCCGGCCACCGCTAAAAACAGAACAAGCTTACCGGCAACCGTTGTAAAAAGAACCGATACTGATGTGACTTACGCACTTGACGAGTACACTACAGATCCGGTACTGATACCTAATGCCGATAATTATGAACTGAGTTATGATAAACGCGAGAGCGTGCTGGCAGAAAGCGAGGCAAGCCTGAGGGAGACCGTGGCTGAATGGATGCTCAGGAACTGGGCCCCGACGGTATCGGGGAGTAAGTTAAGGACCACCGGTGCGGATGTGGCCGCACATGCACCTGACGCCACGGGCGAGAGGAAGAAGATATTGTCGAATGATTTTAAGATAATTCAGAAGACATTCGATAAGTGGAACATACCGGGAGAGGACAGGTTTGCCCTGTTGGATGCCGATATGTACGATCAGCTGCTTGACAGCTTCAGTGAAACAACTTACCGGGATTTCAGTAAGATAGTAGATCCTACCAAGGGAATAGTTGGAGAGCTCTACGGATTTAAGGTGATGAAGAGAAGCTCAGTAATGGTGTACGATGCTGCCCTGGCACCCAAGGATCCGGATGACGCAGGCGCAGCCACCGACTTTGCAGCAAGCTTATTCTGGCAGAAGAACGCCCTGGAGCGCGCTTTAGGGATGAATGAGTTCTTTGAAAGGATGAAGGATCCGACTTATTACGGCGACATATACAGCTTCCTGTTAAGAATGGGGGGTAGGATACGCAGGAGTGACAGCAAGGGTGTTGTGGCCCTGTTAGAAGATGCTCCGGCAACTTAAGATAATTTTTCATTCAGGTTAGGTTTAGGGTAAGGGAAAGCCCGGAGTGCTTTGAAGCCCCGGGCTTTTTTACCACCCCACCCCACCCCAAAAAGACAAAAGTTATGGCTGAGCTTGACGATAAAAACACCACCCAATCCCCACAAGGGGGGGCTGAGATCCCTGAGAGAGATACGGGGATGATGATCAGTGATCATATCAGCTACCAGGAGGCAACAGAGAGTGAAACGGCTGAGAAGCTGGGTGTGAAAAATGATCCCCCGGACGAGATCCTCGAGGTGATGAAGGTAACTGCCCGGAAGTTATTTGAGCCTTTAAGGAGATTCTGGAAGACCGCTATATGGGTCAGCAGCTTTTACCGTTCCCCTCAGGTGAATGCAGCCCTGAAGGGATCGAAGGATAGTCAGCACATGAAGGGTGAGGCCATGGACATAGATGCCCAGGTGTACGGGATGATAAGCAACCGGCAGGTATTCGAGTACCTGAGGGACAACGTGATATTCGACCAACTGATATGGGAAGAGGGAAACGATGACGAACCGGATTGGGTACATGTAAGCTTCAGGGCCAACGCCAACAGAATGCAGGTATACCGTAAGTACGTGAAGAAGGGAAAAGCCAAATACATCAGGTTATGAATGAACATCCGGATGTAGCTATATGGGTATTGAGCGGTGTAGTAGGTGTAATGGCCGTGGTACTTTGGTGGAGCTTCAGGCTGTGGATCAAAGGAGTGAATGAAAAGATTGCAGAGATGATGGCAAAGCTTGAGGTTGTAGGCAATAAGAATGTTGGTTTTGAGAAGGACATAGCGCGCCTGGATCGCTACTATGAATCGCACGATAAACGCATGCATGATTACTCAGAGAGGATAAGAGAAATTGAACATAAACAGGCAGGTTGCCGTAATTGTACAGTAAAATGATATTACAGGGATTCTTAGCAAAGATATTCGGAGGAGGATCGGGCCAGGGCAATAGTGTTGTGAAGGATGTGCTGGAGGGGATTGACGGCCTTACAACCTCGAAAGAGGAAAAGGAGGAGCTCAGGCTTAAGGCGCTTAGCATATACATAGATGATGTTAAAAACGCCAGGCAGATGTATATGACCGACAACTGGCTGCAGAAAGTGTTCGCCATAGTGTTCCTGATTGCTTACATACTACTTACATCGCTCCTGGTATGGGGACTATGGGTGTATGTTAAAGCCGGAGTTATTGATGTGCCGGAGTGGGTTGTGGCTTTCATATCGTCGCTTTGGGGAGGACTGAGCGCCAAGCTCAATACTATAGTTGATTTCCTGTTCGGCAGCTCGCAAGGGAGCCAGGACAAGAATGTTATTAACCGGGATGTATTAACAAAACTTAACACCAAATAATATGGCAAATACGGGTATTTATCATGGTTCAGACGCGTTGCTTTATGTAGGAGGAACAGCAGTCGGACATGCAACCAGTCATGATCTGGATGTGAAATCAGAGCTTATTGTCCGCAGAACCAAGGATACAGGGAAGTTTCCGACACGGAAGCTGGTGGGCATAGACGCCAGTTGTAACGTGAAGGCACTTGTTCTGTATGACGGATACAGCTTTAAGGATCTGCTTACGGCCCAACTCGCAGGCACAGCTCTTACTCTTACGCTGAGGGGCCATAGCAGCGCTACCTGGGGAGTGCCCAAGGCAGTAGGCGACTGGTACATTACAATGCCGGCCCTGGTGAGCAATAATAGCATGAACATGTCGGTGAATGAAGACGGAAGCTATACATGCTCGTTTGACCTGAGTGGAACACTTGCAATATCAACTGAAACCTAATAATCAAAAATTATGAACGCAGGAATATACCACGGATCTGATGCTCTTTTATACATTCAGACAGATGATGATCCGGTAGTAGTGTGGACCGCTGTCGGACATGCCTCGAGCCACGACATTGATATAAAATCGGAAGAAATAGTCCGACGGACCAAGGATACCGGCAAGTTCCCAACACGGAAGCTTACCGGGATAGATGCATCAGTGAATGTGAAAGCCCTGGTGATGTATGACGGGTACAGCCTTAAGGATCTGCTGACAGCTCAACTGGCGGGGACCTCACTTATAATGAAGCTTGCCGGTCATGAAAGCTCAACCTGGGGAGTAAGGGAGGATACCGGAGATTGGTTCCTGCAGGCGACAGTACTGGTAAGCAATAATAGCATGAACATGTCGGTGAACGAGGATGGCAGTTATACCTGCGCCTTTGATCTGAACGGGACCCTGAGTATAGAAACAGCATTGTAAAAATAAACCAACCTGAATATGCAGATAGTAAATTTTAACGGGAACAGGATCGAGTACAAGAGCTCGCATAGGGCTTTAAGAGAATATGAGAGGCTTTTCGGGAAGCCTGCCGACCAGCTGGAGACATACACTGACACAACCAACCTGATGTATGTTATTGTTAAAACACAGGCCAAAAAACAGGGAGTGGAATTCGAGCTGACGGTAGAGGAATTTATTGACTGGCTCGATGATAATGAAGGGGCGCTGGAGGGGTTTAAGAAAGAAGCTCAGGGCGCAGGGCTCAGTGCCCAGGAGGACGAGCAAAAAAAAAGCTGACCATAAGCGAATGCCAGGCGATAGCCATTGGACAGTTGGGGATGTGCCTGGATGATTTTCTTGACATATCCCCTTCTGAGTTTATGGAGATCCATGAGAAGTGGATAGAGAGAGAGACTGTAAGGCGGCAGGATGAATGGAACAGAGCAAGATGGATGATATTTAAAACCTTGTGTCCGCCCGATAAAAAAAAGATTAATGTTTTCGATATAGAACAATTTTCGTGGGATCCCAGGGAGGCAGTGCCGGAATCGGTGCCGATAAGTAATAGGGAGAAATTCGAAGCAGCAACAAAGAAATATGGAAAGCGCTTACAAACTGGCGATAGAGATAGTAGCAAACGCTAAGAACTTTGAGGTAAATATCAACAAGGCCGGCGGAGCGGTTGATAATATTGCCGAAAAGACCAGGGAGGCTACCGGGAAAAACTCGGAGCTGGCAGGATCGTTTCAGAATGTTTCGGCAATGGCAGGGAAAGCCATGGGTGTTCTTGCTGCAGTAGGTGGTACAGTTGCTTTTTTGAAAAGTTCAATTGAGGCAGTTGAGGGACCCGGGGATAAATTTGAAGAGGTTATAAGCGGTGCGAAGTCGGCTGTTTTTGAATTTCAAAGGGCTATTGTAACTACTGATTTTTCAAATTTTCTGGAAAATCTCAAGGAGGGATATCTGAGAGGGAAGGACTTTGCTGCAGCTATGGATGAGCTGAAAGACATAAGCGCTTACGGTGATTATGTTATTGCAAAGAAAAAAGCAGAAAGCGCCGAACTCCAGGAGACAATAAAAAATAAGACCCTCGAGCTTGCCACAAGACGCAATTTTGCAGAACAACGCAATAAGATCGAAGAGGATATAATGAACAGGACCCAGACTCTGGCTCAAAAAAGATTTATTATTGAGAAAGAGAATTGGGAAAGAATCAATAAAATGTCGACTGAACAGGCTATTCAGCTGTATGAATTTATTGACAGTTTGACAGGCGAGCAGGCTACTAAAATGAGCGAAATGTTTAAGCTTGCTGAAGATCAGCTGGGATGGAGGAATAAGAAAGGTACAGTAGAGGTTGTAATGGGGAGGACGGGTTTTTCGAGAGCATCGGTCGAAGCCTATAAAGAGTACCTCGATCTGATGAGAACAGGCGAGGCAGATGTTCTTCCAAAGCTTTTTGCAGCTTATAAGAATGTTGACCAGGTAAGGTTTGAGTCGCAGAGAACCTATAATAATGCTGTGAGGGAAACTTCAATGCTGTTACAACAGGAAGAAAAGGCAACTAAAAGCCTTATTGAAACCTTAAAAGATAAGATCAACTATAGTTCGCTGGGATACAAGCTCGGCACAGCTAAAGCAGGCGGAGCTGAAAAAGCCGGATATTCTGACGTTGATCAGACTAAAAAAGGGAGTGGCTTTTTTGCGAAGAGCTTAATCCTCCCGGGGGGCATCAATAATCTCATAGCGTATAACGGCTACACCAGGGAGCAGATTGATCTTATGACAAAGGTTAATGAGGAGCTGACCAGTGAGGATATTCTTGTAAATACCCTTTCGACATCTTTTACCAATATGTTTACCGGGATTGATGATGGATTCAGAGGACTGGCAATGTCGATTGTCAACCAGGTGAAGCAAATGGCAATTCAGCTTATGGCGCAAACAGCCATTTTCGGGCTGTTAAAACTGTTATTTCCGGGTGCCTCGCTGGTGACAGGAGGACTCAAGGCTTTCCTGGGTTTTGCAGCTCCAAAGATGGCTGCAGGAGGACTGGCTTACGGACCTACATTCGCGCAGGTGGGTGAGTACCCGGGTGCAAGGCAGGATCCGGAGGTGATATCGCCCCTTAGCAAGCTTAGAGATATTATAGGATCGCAGCAGGCGGTACCGCAAAGAATGAGGCTGACGGTTGAAGGAGGCGGGCTGATAGGATATTTTGAGTACCAGCAGAGAAAGACAGATAATTACAGGTAACCAGTGGCATACGGACAGTCACATAAGATAGAGTGGAAGGATAACGCGGATATTGATTCGAAGATCGAGATCTGGGAGGAGGGTTATGTGAGCAGCGTGGTTGAATGTGAGGCAGCCGACGATCCTTTGACGGTAGATGTTGCCCCGATGAATCCGACCATATTTATACCTGTTGTTGGCAAAGGGGCAACCATAAAAGTACTATCGGTGACAAACGGCCAGTTTCTGGGTTTATATACGCTGGATCCGGTTAAGCGAATGATTAAAATCTTCAAGAATAACCAGGCTAATCCCTGGTGGCTCGGTTACATTAACGCTGAACAGTACAGCGAGCCTTACAGCAGACTAACCAATTACCCGGTAACTATTAACTGCAACGACGGATTTAACGCACTAAGCCGGTTCAAGTACTTAAACGGCACTGATAAATATGTTACCCTGGAAACAATGTGGACGGTGCTGACCAGGATCCTAGCCAGGACCGGTCTGCCTTACCAGTATATATATTTTGCATCAAAGCTCTCATGTACCGGCGTTACGCCTGCAGCTGATGAAACAATATGGCACAACCTTGAGGTTGACCAGAACAATTATTATGATGAGCAGGATGAGCCGATGACTCACAGGGCAGTACTGGAGGAACTACTAAAGCCAAAGGGTCTGCAGATAAGGCAGGAGTCGGGGTCGATATTTATATATGAACCACAGATGCTGGCTGATACCAGCTTCAGCGCCAAGAGGTTCAATGGAACTACATACGCCTATGTTGACACTGTGGCAGTGAGCAATAATTTTGATATAAGTAACGGGGATATCAACTGGGATAATGAGGACCAGGTACTAAATATAAAGAGTGGATTCAGCAAACAGAAGATACGTTATTCTCCTTATATGCCCCAGGGTGGAGCTGTTGAAGAGTTAGACTTTTCGGACAGGGATAAATGGACGGGTGCTGAGACGTGGACCCCCACCGCGAGTGGAATAGAAAGGCTTACGGGTATCACGGCAGTTGAGGGGATGACACTTACTTACGGGTCAAATTTTGCAGGACACAGATTACGATGGGCAGTTGATGACGAAGGTATATATGGGCCCGGTGAAGAGGAATTATATCTGCAGCAGCAATTTGACCTGACAGGCATATTGGCAATTATACCTGGTGATATAATTGTCGGGCAAAAATCTGATCAGTTCCTTTTGTTTGAATGTGATGTATATATCCATTCAAAGGCAAATGGAGAGAATAGTGAAGATGTTAGTGTGATGGCAAGGAGTCTGAAAGTGCCTTTTACAGTCCAGATTAATTCTAAAGGACCAGTGAAGGACCTTGGTACAGGTTTTTACTCCTGGACCACAGGATCGGGTGACGATCTGTATGCACAGAAGAGGACCTCTAATTACTCGGAATCGATATGTGATAAATGGCTCCACATTAAACAGGCAATACCATGGAATATACCGGGAGGTAATGTTTATTTATCAGTTAAAACCCCGGTGGTATATGAAGGATTTGGCACAACAGAATTAGACTCGACTGATGGTATACTGGCCAAGAGAATAAGAAATGCCAAGGTAAGTATATTGACAAATGCTGATAATACAGAAGGGGGTATTGTATCAAATGTAAACAAGGCAGATGAGGTGAGTGAAGAAGATGGAGAATATAAGGGAGTTCTTAATGTTGACTTCCAGAACGAGGCTCCTGAAATAACGCTGTTTCATTCAGATGCCAGGAACATATCCGACAGAGGAGCTGTGAGAGATAATAACGGGAATTTCACCACAGGCTGGAGAAAAACAGGTGATACATCTGATTATATTTTACCTCATTTGCTTTTAAGGTCTATAATAAGCCAATACCAGGAGAGCAATATTGTACTATCGGGTACTATGGAGGCCGGTGCGCTTATGGATGTCAACGGGGGCCCAAATTTTCTACACACGGTTCAGGACACAGATCAGCCCCAGTGCGGATCCAAAAAACTTATGTTCACTGGAGGGCAGTACAGTGATTTTAACAGAACCATAAGTGGTACCTGGGAAGAGATAAGACTCGAGGATTTAACAATTGCGGTGGAATGAGCGGTACTGTTAACATAACCACCAGATCCTTAATTAAAAAAAGGAGAGATGGACAGACAGGTGATATTAATGAACTGACCCAGGGTACAAATTCTGAGAGTGGAGTCACTTCAGCCGGTGATCTTCTTGCCACTTATTTTGAAGTTGTTAATCCGGGCGAGGCTGATGAATATTTGAGGGTAAAACTCCCAATAGGTTGCGATTACGAAGTTCAGGCTTTTACGGACAGCGGTCAGATGCCTGCCAGTGTTTGGGAGGGGATGCCTATTGCATCGGCCACAGTACTGGGAGGCATTAAGGTAGGCTCGGGGCTTTCGATAACGGACGGGGTATTAGCGGTAGCTGCAGGCGGAGGTATGGTTTATCCTGGATCGGGCATCGCTTTATCGACAGGATCTTCATGGGGAGCATCGATAGCAAATAATTCGGGTAACTGGAATACGGCATATTCACATACTTCACTAACCAATAACCCGCATGTGGTTACGGCTTCGCAGGTTGGTCTTGGTAATGTGACCAATGAGAGCAAGGCGACGATGTTCACGAATGCGGTGATGACAGGATCATTACAGGTACAGGGCAATAGCGAATTATTCGGGAGTACATATAAAATATATGGGCAGAATGATGCTTCGAATTATTATTTAGGACATTATGCTGTATCTGGGGCTGATGGTCTTATGATTCACTGGTACGGAGGGGTTAAAGTTGAATCAGGCTCAAGAGGGATTCGATTAGAGGGAGACGTTACTACATTCTATACAAATGTTGCCCCTGCAGGTAATACTGTCATTTATGATTTTCAAAATAACACTGTTTCTGTATTTAATATTACACAAGCTGGAAATGTAGGAATATCAACCGGAGGATTAACTGTGTATGGATCAGTACAGGCCAATGGAATGTATACTACTTCGCAATTAACGGTAGGAAGCTATCATTCTACAACAAAATTAGTTTTTGGCAATGATGTTAACCATTTCATAAATTACAATTCTACAGCCGATGGCATAGATTTAATTGGATATCAAAGAGCTTATCTTGGTGCATCCTTTTATTCAACTTATTTATATGTTGGTAATGGAGCCGTTTATACAAATACCAACATACAGGCTGCAGGTGAAGTCACCGCCTACTACTCCTCCGATGCCCGTCTGAAGCAAAATATACAATCATTTTCAGCACTCGATAAGATTGACAGGATGCGCCCGGTTACCTTCCAGTGGAATGACAGGGCCAGGGAGCTTAATAACAACAAAGATGACCGGTGGAACTATGGCTTGGTGGCCCAGGAACTGGAGCCTGTTATGCCCGAAATGGTACATAAGATTTATGACAAGTATAAGTCGGTTGATTATGTACAGCTGGTGCCGGTGCTGCTGCAGGCAGTTAAGGAGTTGAAACAGGAATTAAATGCCATTAAAAATGCCAATTAGCAGAGCTGCTTATAGGAACTTTTCGTCTACGGAACTTAATGCAAGGTTCTCCAATACTTGTGATCATTCGGTTAATGGCAGTAATGTTGATTGCACCAATGTCAACACAACCAAGATTAAGAATGTACTTGGAGTTTCGGATACTGCTATACGGGCATTAAGCAGGCGCGATGAAGTTAATGTTTGGAGTGCCTGGGGGCCTACGGTAAGATCTGTTTCGGGAGGGAAATTAACTAATTCAGAGCCAGCAGACGGTGAAGAAGGCAATGATTTTGCAGGGTATAATCATTCAGCTCCTACCCCTCATTATAATTCGGGGGGTAGCAATACTTATACATTCTTACAGTCGGGAGCTGATCTTGTTTTAAGCTGTGTGCTCGATATAGGAGAGCTTCTTTATAATGATGTTACTGGTATAGCTAACCAGGCAACTCATATTCATTTTTCAATATGGGATGGCGCGAGCTGGATAACCGATGCAGCAAAGATGATTGCAATAGCCGATGCTATTGATGAAAGTGGTGGAGGAAATAGTAATTCAATAATCGATTTCAGCCAGGCAGGAACAAGGATTACCATTACCGGGATAACGGCCACCAAGACATACACCTGCAAGATATGGTTCTGTGATGATGGCACTTTTGATTATACCGGTGCAAACAAGGTTTTTGAAATGGATCAGTTCCCGAGCTGGACACACCAGGCGCGGGTAAAAGCTGCAAATCATTTCTATCTGAATGGTCCTTATAACGATTCAACGGTAGATGGAGATGGTACATTTACTTCAGGTAGATGGGATGTTAATAATATTCAGATAAATCTTAGTGCCGGAACCGTGACGATGTACGCACTTTCGTTAAATACGGGACTTGGCAGCGGTTGGGGAGATGCGGCATATAACAGCTTAGACCTGAGATTTAAGGTTGAGTCGGGATACTATGATGATGGGGGAACATGGCAGGGAACTCTTGAAAGTACATCACCTTATTATGTTGAGAATGAACCATGGAATGAATCAGCATATTCTGTTCAGATTTCATCAGCATTTGATATCTGGACACCAGGTACCGGGATGGATACAAGCGGATATGGTTACAGGATTATAATTGATTGCAACGTTGATTAACATATTGTTTAACTAAATCTTTAGAAAAATGAAAAAAATCGTCGCATTTGAAGAAAAAGACTGGAAAGGTCTTGTTCTTGATCTGGCTGCAAAGAAAATTGCATGGCAGACAGTTTCTAAGTGGTATTATGCTGCTATTGGTGCTGCATTTGCCTTTGGTGTTTTGGCAGGGTACCTTATTAAAGCAGCTGAAAAAGTATCGTAGCCATGGATAAGTTACAGAAATGCAATCAGATTTTCCAGGCTCTCAACATGAGAGAGGAAAAAGAAGGGACGATACCTGGTACAAGGGTGTCGGTTCCATTGATAACAGGTACTGACAGAGAGATCCTGATAAAGGAGCTTGTGAAGGAACTTACTACTGAGGAGGTGTAACAGGACGAGGTTCGGCGACGAGGCATAAGGATTGCTTCGTCGCTGCGCGACTCGCAATAACAAGGCTAAAGGACTAACCATATGAAAAAGACTATTGAAAAAAAAGAAGAAGATATGTTGATTAAAGTAAACTTATCGGTACTGGACAGGATCCATTTTGAATCGATACTTCCGGTACAGGGATCACTCTCGGAGATGGATCTTGCGGAGAAGCTTGTAAATAAGGTTGATTTCTCGGATGCTGAAAAAAAGGAATATTCGATTGCGAGGCTGCCAAATGGTATGGTAGCTTATAATCCCCAGAAGAATGAGCTCAGGCAGTTTCGTTTCGAGAGTTTCGAGCTGCTATATATTCAGCAGGGGATCAATGAGCACGATGAGCGGAAAACTCTCAGGCGATTCAACAAGGATTTAGCAAAGAAGCTGAGAGATATAAAAGTGAAAGCAAAGGAGAAAATTTAAGAACATGGGTGAGATAAAAATTCAAAAAGGTGTCCGGAACCTGAAGTCGATAAAGGTATGGGACAACAGGGTAAGTCCGAAGGTGGCTCTTGATCTGACCGACAAGACGGTATATATAACTGTGAAAACCAGGGAGGATAAAAGCAGTACTGATGATGCAGCCCTGATTAAAACGGATATTACCGTTCACACGGATGCAGTTAACGGGATTACTCTATGGGATCTGTCGGCTGCCAACAGTAATGTGGCCACAGGCAATTACAAGGGAGATATAAAGATTAAAGAGCTTGAGCTTGTAACCGAGCGCTTTGATGTTAAGGTAGAGGATGTGGTAACCAAACGAACTTAAAGCTATGGCATACGATATTGAGGTTGAAATATACAACCAGACTATTGAGGTAGAGATGACGGGAGCGACATCGTGGGCCGCTATAGTTGATAAACCCACTCCTGCAGCGGAAAATTCCTTTATGGTTGCCAGTTCTACTCTTGCCTGGGTGGTGAAAACCATGGCACAGGTGAAGACTATACTTGCCCTGACCTTTAAGGATGTTACAGCTGATGCTGTACAAACGCCAGCTTTCGCTAACCCTTTGGCTTTGGATGGAACACTGTACAAGAGCTTCAAGGTGACCGTTACGGCCAGTACAACGGTTAATCTGACAGGTGTTGTTGATGGTGATGCCGGAAGTATTGAACTGATCATATCCGGGGCAGGAGGTTATACTATCACAATGGGTACAATGTTCACTAAGAAACTGGGTAGTACATCTATTGTGGCAACAACGGCGGCGGATAATTTTATCAGTTGGATGAAGTCGGGGGCTGATATACTTTACACAATTATACAAAAGGTCTAACATTTGGCTTGGATAAAAAGAAAGGAAAGGAAGGTATCATGAGTTTAGCACAGGCAATAGGATTTAGGGCATCTTTAGGAGAGGTGGTTTATGAACCTGAGACAATTGCCTTACTTGCAAGGGCAGCGGTACAACCTACAACTGCTTTGGCTGTTCTGATCAACACAACTATCAAAGGACTAAAAGATGACGGTGTGTTTGCTTTATGTGATTGCCTGTATGTTCGTGGTGTTCATGAGGCTCAATTAGCTTGTCAGAACTGGATTAAAAATGCACATAATTCAACTCTTGTTAATAGTCCGACATTTACTCCAAAACAAGGATTTACTGGCAATGGTTCAAGTAGTTATATTAACAACAATTATATTCAATCAACTCAGGCGGTTAATTATAGCACAACTTCATCAACCATAATGGTTATGTCTGGGATTATCGGAACACAGAACGCAAGGGGGCTTTTAGGAACAAATGAGGGATCAGGTGTTAAGAATAACCTTATTTATTTTTATACAGCTGCGAATGAAATAGCATATCTAAATGACGCAAATGGTTATTCTCCCAATAATATAACTAATGGGGCATATCTTGGTTATGCGAAAAGCGGGACAACTATAAAAGGTTATCTTAATGGTGCTCCATCTGGTGCTGACGGAACAACAAATAATAGGGCTGTTAATACTGTAAGTATGTTTGAATTAGGAATAAATCTGAATGGTGGCATTGCTTATTTTTATAATGGACAGATTGGCTTCACGTTTTATGGCGGCTATCTTACACCAGCGCAAATGTTGGCATTATATACCCGTATAAAATATTTTTATGATAACGTAGGAGGAACATTTTAATGAAAGCAATAATTTTAAATAAAGACCAAGCCGATAAGGTAAGAGGAAATCACGGAAAGTATTCTGCACTTGACCCTATTCCAACAGACAGTGGGATGTTCGTGCTTCCGATTGAGGTACTTGACGATCCTGAACATAAAGAGGTGTTAAATGACCTGGGAGGGTGCAAATATGCAGAGATTGATTTATTGCAAGTGGTTGATACAAAACTTTCGGTTAATGACCCGATGAGAGAGAAGCAAGTGTTGTCAGTCAAAACAATAAGCCCTGTAATGATAAATATTGAGAAATCAATGACAGAGAAACCTATATATGAAGTAGTAAAGAGCAGTAAATAAAAGGCCTCCGGGGTCGTCTGATTTTCTCTCACAAAAACACAAACGCGTATGTCACCACACTTCCGGAGGCCAGTAAGCTTTCGAATGTGGATCAATACGCATTTTTGTGAGAGATTGTAAAGATAATAACTTTAAATAAACCAGATGAGCGAAATTTAAAACTTAAAAACACCTGTTACCTATTATGGTGGGAAACAACTAATGGCAAAGCATATTCTGCCTATCATACCAAGTCATAACCTATATTGTGAACCATTTGCCGGTGGAGCAGCGATATTCTTTGCCAAACAGCCCAGTGGGGTTGAGATATTGAACGATACTAACAGGGAGTTAATTAACTTCTATAGGGTTATTCAAAATGATTTTACAAGCCTGGAGAAGGAGGTAATGATTACCCTTCACAGCAGAGATCTGCACCGGAAGGCTTCAGTTATCTATAATAATCCGGACATGTTTTCAGAGCTGAAGCGTGCTTGGGCATTGTGGGTATTATCGAGTCAGGGCTTCGCTGGTCAGATTGATAGCAGCTGGGGTTATGATAAAACAAAAAACAGCACTCCAAAGAAGATAACTAATAAGAGAGCGGCTTTTACTTATGAGCTGGCCATACGACTGCAGCAGGTTCAGCTTGAGTGTGCGGATGCATTATACATAATCCGGAGCAGGGATACTCAGGAGGCTTTCTTTTATGTGGATCCTCCGTACTATAATTCTGATATGGGCCATTATGATGGATATAGTATAGATGATTTTGAGGCTTTATTGAAGCTGCTTGCCGTGATTAAGGGGAAGTTCCTGCTAAGCTCCTACCCTTCTGAGGTGCTTAATGCCCATATTAAGGCCAATGGCTGGCAGACAAAGTCGGTTGATGGCAAGGTATCAGTCGGATCCCGATCGGGCAAGCAGAAGGCCAAGGTTGAGGTATTGACGGGTAATTATGATTTAAGGGGTATTTAAATTACTATTAAATGAGGGTATATGTGTGATTTTTTATGTACAATTTGTTTCAAATTTGTGTACAAATCGATTTGGCGATTATAGATGTATTT